GATAATGTACCTGAACCGTTTGTTACAAGTGCTTGGCCTGATGTACCATCGCCATTTGGTAAGGTAAAGGTAGTTGTAGTTGTTAGACCGTTAGGTGCTTTGAAAGCCATGTAGTCTGAACCTGCAGCACTTGCTTCGTAGAACTGTACTTCACCTCTGTTTTCCATTTCAAGGTTGCCAGCAACTTCTACCTTACCAAAAGCCGCTTCAAGTACTCTTGTGCCGTTTGTGTCATGCAACTTAGCACCTGTAGAACTATAGCTAATCTTGTCATTTGCACCAAACTTAAACTCTACTGCAAGGTCTGTATTATCAAATGATACTGTAGCATCATCATCTGTACCAAAGATGATTGTATCACCATCAGCCATCTGGATGCTGTTACCATTACTGTCTAACTCACCACCTAACTGCGGAGTAGTGTCAGATACAACGTCAGAAATACCACCTGCTGCTGCAGCTTCTAAACTGATGTGGCCTGTAGCATTATCATATGTAAGAACGTAGTCATCCTGTCCAGCACCTACTGTCTGGTCAACATCAAACTCAAAGTTACCAAGCAGAACATTGCCCGTACCGTTAGGCTCAATGTCAATGTCACCATTAGATGCAGAGGTAATCTTGTTGCCGTTTACATCAAGGTCACCACCAAGCTGTGGTGTTGTGTCCTCTACAACATTTTCAAGTTCATTGCCTGTAGCCTGTGTTACAGTAGCAAATGCAAGCTGCCCTGCACCGTCTGTTTTTAGGAACTGCCCTGCAGTACCGTCAGCCTGTGGGTGGTTAAGCCCATCAATAACTACGTTACCAGTACCGTTTGGTGTAATAGCAATGTCACCATTAGATGCAGATACAATGCTATTACCGTTTACATCTAAGTTACCACCTAACTGTGGGGTAGTATCTTCTACTACATTTTCAAGTTCATTACCAGTTGCGTTGGTAACACTTGTCCATGTCAAAGTACCAGAACCATTGGTCTGAATAACCTGACCTGTTGTTCCGTCACCGTCTGGTAATGTAAATGTTGTGGAAGTTGTTACTGTGGTGGGTGCATTAAATGCAATATAGTTTGAACCAGTATCATTCAATTGCAAGCTGTCAAGCTGTGCGCCACTGTCTTTGAGAACAGCACCATCAATGGTTACACCTGCTGCTGCAGTTGTCTCATCAATAGTGTCAGTGGTAATCTTGTCACCTGCAGTTACTACAATGTCTGTACCGCCTGTGCTGTTACCTGTAGTAAGCACTTCGTCCAGAGCATCTTGAGTAGCAAGCTGGGCATCTACATATGCTTTAATAGATTGCTGTGTGGCTAACTGTGTGTCACTATCAGAAGCCATGTTGTCTTCGTCAAGTACAGCAGTACCACTAACGCCTGTATTTAATACAGCAGATGTCAGTGTTTTATTAGTAAGTGTTTGTGTACCTGTTAGTGTAGCTACAGTGCTATCAATGTCAACAGTAAGCGTATTGCCAGAACCAGTAGTATCAATACCTGTACCACCAGCGATAGTTAATGTCTCTGTGTCAAGGTCAATGTTTAATGCACCGCCACTGTCACCCTGAAAGTCTAGGTCTTGTGCAGTTACCTGTGCATCTACATATGCTTTAATTGACTGCTGAGTAGCCAGCGCAGTAGCACTGTCAGAAGTCATAGTGTCTTCATCAAGGATGTCAGTAACTGTAGTGGTAGGCATTGCTACGCTATCTACATAAGCAACACCATCAATGTACAAGTCTTTGAACTCAGCACCAGATGCACCTAAGTCAACATCGTTATCTGTTACAGGAACAATAGCACCATCTTGTACACGAATCTGTTCAGTAGAAACGGAAGATACATCCACATAGAAACCTACCCGATTGTTTGTGTCATCTACAACAACCTTATTGATAGGTGTAGTAACACCGGGGTCACCAATCAAACCAATAACAGGGCCTTCACCTGCATCACCATTATGCTTGTGACCAGTAGTATTACTGAATGAATTTACAAGTTGGTTAAACTCGTCATTACTATCGGCAGCATTGATAATGTCACCGTCAGTAAATGTAGACTGTCTGGTATAACCTGCCATTTAGTTATCTCCTAGCGGCTGCAGAAAACTCTAACTGAAAGCCTTTTAGCGAATAAGGTGCTGATACACCCCTGTCATTAACCCTTAGTGCTACCGCAAACCCTGAACCCTCAATAGGCTGTCTATATAATGGGTTTGACTGACCACCGTATGTTGCTGTGCCATATACAGATGTACCATAAATAGCAACTACCGTTGTTGTGTCAAACGGATAAGCTGCAGGTCTTGGTACGTTAGGTGACTCGTAATCATATCTAACGAACAAGTCAGCGTTCACAGCAGCTTCAGGTGCATAGTTAATAATGATACGCTGAAACGCTTTACGAATACCTGCATCACCCATTGACAAGTCTGGTGAGCGATACTTACCAGTTATTGTGTTACCATCAAAGTCATTGCCTTGCTCTTGACGATACACATATCCATCATATTCACCATGAACTACAACAGACTCACCTTGTGCTACAACAAAGTCTGTACAGCTTGGGCGTATGCCACGAATATCTGCAAACTCGTATGAGTCACCTTTTCTAACTGCAATCACGCCTGTTGTTAAAGCACGAGTATTATTAGCATTAGAAAAGAATATGCGATACTGTGTTTTGTCTGGTATAATTAAGCTATCAAATTCATCTACGTCATTCAAGCCTTCAAAGCGTGGCTGTACCTGACGGCTAATTGTACCAAGTTCAACGTCACCAATTCTTTCTGTACCAGCAATAGTACGCAGTCCGTCTGGACCTAAGAATACAATGTCACCTGCAAATTCTTGGATGGTAAAACCATTAACACATCCAATCTCTCTAGTTACTGGCTGTAGCACAAAGTCTGCAGATGAGTTACCTACTAACTTAAAGATGCGTTCTTCACAGAAAATATATAAAGCATCACGAAACGGAAACAATCCAGTGATTGGGCTATCTACTGCAATGCTACCTGCACCATTAGCAACAGCAAAGTCATCGTCAGTATAAGGTGCAGTGAATATAACTTCTTCTGTATTAGCTGAGTGTCCAGCAAAGAATAGTGTATTTTTATATCCAACTACATACTGTGGGTTAGCAGGTGCGCCTGTTGCATTTAGGTCTGTTACTGTAGTGCCGTCATACTTAGTAGCATGGTTAGCACCGTCTGCCCATACAATGTACTCTGTTCCAGCTAGGCTGTAGCGAAAGTGTGTGTATTTACCTGCGCTAGTTCTGCCTGTATCTATCTGTGTCCATGCACCAGAACCGCTACTGCCTGTATAGATATTTTCACCACGAGCAGCGATAATCTCGCCATCAAAATATGCACTCATCAATACTTTTTCTGTTGATGATGCAGTATAAGGAACTACATTAGTGTTCCACTTCTCGTAGCCAGAAATACGTCTGTATCCACCTTTAATGTCTGGCTCAAAGTTTTGTAACTCAAGTGCCATACCGGGCTGGATATCAAAGGTAGATTGGTCTAATACTAAGCCACCCTTACATGCAAAAATGTATGGACTAAGGCCGGATTCATCTGCCATTTATACCACCTTAAAATCCTACGTTAATGCCATACCTTTGCGAGTGTGGAATATATGTTGACCTCACATAGTCTGTTCTATTCAGCAGAATTGATTGCATTTGTTTGATGCCCTCTTCAAACCGGGCAAAGTTAATTCCATATTGCTGTGCTTCACCACGATACTGATAAGCGTATGCGGTAGCACCGTCAGCAATTACTTGTCTAAATTGTTCAGGGATTGTTGGAACATCTGTTGCTGCTGACAAGGCAACTGGTTTATCAAAGTATTCATACTTCAGTTCATATGCTTGGTCTGGATAAGGATACAAACCATAGTTATTGTCAGGTGTACGGAATACATATATAGGTACACCACCTACGTTAGATGTAGACTCTTGGTCAATATATCTATCTATGTATTCTTTATAGTCAATTACTTTAAGTGTAGTTCCTGCAACATTAAGAGAAGTATCTCTGCTTATTCTAAATGTTTCGTAGTCCACGTGTGTAGCTGTAGCAGGAATAGAGTAACGAGTTTGGTTAGCTACTAGGGTAACTGTGTTGGTAGCATGAGAAAAAGGCCAGCCATATTCACGCTGGTTAATATAATTGATAGCATCGTTTACTGCGTTCTTACATTGAATTTGAAATCCACGTGCGCCAGTAACAAAATTAGAGGCAGTCAATTCTACCTCATTCATTCTAGCAATGACTTCATTTGTCAAGTCTAAGTAATCGTATGCCATTACATATTCCTAAAAGAGTAAGCAGGGGCAACCCTAAAGCTGCCCCCACTAAGATTACCTATGCAAGGTCACGGTCTACTTCATCAGCAGTACGTGGTGCAGTCATGTCTACGACAAGAGCGTAAACACGAGCCTTACCAGCAGTACCAGTACCAGTGACAGTTGAAACAACGTCAATGGTATCAGCAGCAGTTGTACCTTGTGGTACAGCAGCTTCTGTGATGATGTCACCTACTGAACCACCCTGCAGGTCAATTGCAGTCACGATATCTGCAGACCCGATTGACAGGTCAGCAACGTGTGCAGTTGAACCAGCACATGCTTCAGTGATAACTGCGCCAGCAGCAAGTACCATGCAGTTAGCTGGGATGCTAACAGCAGTTACTGTGCCAGATGAAGTAGGAAGGGTTACTTCGGCTTCGTAAACACGAACACCTTTAGCAACGGTCTGAGAAAGTGTAGCCATTGTCTATACCCCCCTTACACCAAGTTGAACTTAGCATTAACAAGACCTTCAGGACGCAGAATCTTGCGACCATACAGGTGCATACCACGAACGATGTCAGCAAAGCTGTCAGGGTCACGATATGTTTCTGTCTTGTTGATTTGCTCTGCAGTGGCAACGGCTGAGTCATGACCGCCTACAATCACACCATAGTTTGATGAGTTTGTACCACCCACTGTGCCTGAACCTGTACCGATTTGTGGCAGGTTGTTAGACACGTACACACGGAAGCCATGCAGGTTAGGCAGTACCAAACCATTCTGGATGCCTGAACCACCAAAGTCTGCGTTCAGCAGCTTTGAGTCTTCGTCCTTAAGCACTTCCATGAACACTGGGTCAATCACGAGCCAACGGCCCTGTGTGTCTACGTTCTGCTGGTCCAGCTTACGTGACATACGTGCAATAACCTGCAGTGGGTTAGCATTACCTGAACCCGGTACAGCAGTTGCACCCGGCAGACGTGGCTGGATACCAATTGAGTCACCAGCAGAACCACCGAAGTCATCACCTTCCAGCTTCATTGAAGCAAGAAGTTCGTCTGAACCTGCAGTTGACACAGCTTTTGTACCATTAACAGTTGTGTTAACAGTGTCAGCTACTGCGTGTAATGCAGACTGAGTGTAACCAGATAAGTAGCCAAGAACGTCTTGGTCATACTGGTCAGCAAGGCGGTAAGCAGCACGGTCACTTGCCAGAGACTGGAAGTTAACGTGGCTGTGAGCCTCTTCAATGTCATCAACCTTAAATGCAAAGTAGTTAGCTTTGTCAATTGTCAGGCTGAAGTCTTCATCGTCCAAGTCTTGTGCGGTAATTTGAGTACCACGATTGTAAGCCTGAACTGAAATTTCGGGTTCTTTGATAATCTTAACGGAATCACCCATATTAGCAATCTCACCGAAGTAATCGGAGTTAGAAATTGCTTCAGCAACGGCAGACTTGCGGAAAGCAAGCTGCACCTGTTTGCTGTAAATTACAGGTGAAAAATTACCGTTAGGAAGATTACCGTACCCTGCAGCACTTGTAAATGCCATTGTACCATCTCCTATGTTTGGTATTTAGTTTTCACGACAGATGCAAACTGGCAGACTAATCAGAGGCTGATTCATATGGGTGTGTATCATACTAAGGTGGCCGCCCTAGTTATCAACAGGCCAAATTCGTCAGGTAATCCGTAAGGCTGTGACGTTTGCTGGTGAAGTGTACCTACTTGCGCTTTGTACATACACTTCTAGTTAACTATAGTTATACACAAAAATAACTACTTGTCAACACTTTTTTTATTTTATCTGGCAGAACCAGATACATCATAGACAAACTTTCCTGTGCGGATAGCTTCCATGATTTCATCAGACCGCTTCTCATACTCTTGAGGCGACATCTTTTGAACTTGCGACTCCCTTATATAAGTGGAAGTTTCGTCTGCTTGAGGTGTGCTTCTTGCGCTTTTAGTAGACACCGCTTCAGCTGCACCTTTAGTTTTCTTAGATTTCTTTTCACTTTCAATTCCTCTATCAGCTTTGTACAAATCAATGGCACGAGCAGCTGAACGAGCATCGTTGTCATTTTCATATAAGGCATCTTGTACCCACTTAGGCTGTTCATCTGCCCACTCATGAAAATCATCGCTATCACGAATATCTCCAAAGTCTGGGTGCAATCTCATCAACTCAGCTTCAGCCTTTTCTTTTGTGGCTGATGTCTGCATTTCATCAATCACCTTCATACGTTCTTCCAGTGCAGTAGACTGTTCACGTGCTTTTTTCATAGCGATTGTTTCTACGATAGCAGCTACATCTGGATACTCTTTTGCCCACTCTTCAATATCCTCATCGGACTTAGGCAGTTTCATTTCTTTTTTAGTAGCTTCACCAAGCTGACGCTTTAATTCGTCAATCTCTTTTTTAAAGTCTTCAGATTGTTTTTGCTGGTGTCTACG